TCGATACTGGCATTAGTTAATGGGGCAAATGGTGTATCTTGATCACCTGTCGCCCTCCAAACCTCTAAACGAGTCTCACCAAAGTGAAGTAAATCGCCCTCAAAGGCTTCTATGTGAACTGTAATATCACTCGCACTCTCAGCTGTAGCAAAAGACAATGCATTCACTGAATCAAAATCGGCTAAATCTGACCACTGAAATTGATCTGAATCGCTGTTTCTAAATATCGCGTAGTTGTTTAAGTGAGCAACGTTACCAACTCGGCGCAAATCAGGGTCGCTAACTTGAGCAATGCTGCTGTTCTGTAGATCAAAGATAAAAACCTCACCTCGATCACTAAACCACATCTGGTTAAGCCTAAAACCCGCATCCGTGTAGTTAACACCATCGCTAACAGAGATATCACGGCCAAAATTACGCTCAAATATGGGCGTAGCATGACCATTATCTTGAATCTCATACATTGCCTTGCGTGTCCACGCAAACAAACGACCAGCAAGGCTGTAGAGTTGATTAACCTCAGTATCATCACTAAGATTAGAAAAGGGTCTGCTACCGGGAGCAGAGGTAACCACTATTGGGTGCGTCCCCATAGCTGCTTTGTTTGTAGCTTCCGGTAGCAGATTTACTAGACGTTCGAGCGAGGCAACCCTCGTTCGACCTGAATTACTCTGATACGCCCAAGGTAAGATAACTTTAGGCACGACATCCCCTGCCACTGTGGGCGGCTCCGGTTTCGTCGTAATAATCTTCGTGGTAATGACCACGCGTAGACCACGGGGTGGTGTAGTCTCTCTCTAAAGGGATAGGGTCTGCGTTAAGCCTGTGTAACAGTTGGATAGCTGTATCACGTTTAATCTTCATATCCTGAGTGACATCAACACCAGCAACAGGTGCCAAGTCATAAACTAAAATGTCATACAGAGCAGAAGCGTAACCATCTGGTAAGTCACTATCAGTCGTAACAATCTCACCTGAGTTCTGTTTAACTGGAACAGCTGTCACTAAAACCCTTTCAGGATTGCAATGACTACCACCGCAAGGAATGGCGTACGTTTCTAAACACCAATCTGGACTCTCATCAAACTTGTCTCGCGCTTCTTCGTAAATAGAGCGCCGAGTCTCCATATCAAACTTATGGCTAGGAGATATCTTGAATTGATACTTATTTCCTGGATGCTTGATCTCACAACCTGAAAGACGCACGTCAAAAGGCATCTTCACTCGTAAAATCAGCTTATCCCCAACACATGGCAAGGAACTAAAAACAATCTCGCCACGCTGGTAATAAAGCTCACCAGGACGGCCATAAAACTGCTCATTGCATACATGGTTATAGTGAAAATCACCATCGTTGTAATGAACTCGTATTGGGTCATCGCATAAAGGGTTAAAGAAGCCTCTACCACTAAAGCATTCGCTTTCGTCAGTGTAGCGCCACGCTGCGTGGTAGATGGCTTCCGGTAATCCCCATAAATCGAAGTCTTTGCCCCGCCCTAGCGTCAAACTAGACTTGCTATGACGAATGACGTGCTCAACTTCACATATACTCGTTAATTTGCGGCCATCAATAGAGAATCTATCGAATATACGACGAATACCACGCAATATCTCGCTGGTGACTTCTGGTGTTATTTCCTCACCATCATCCCAGTATAATCTGCGTGAAACGTCCCCTATGATGTCCTTTAAGTTCATCTAAGTTAGCGCCTTGTGAACTGATGACTTATGCTCTTGGCAAACCCCTTCCCGAGTCCACTTCTCAACTGTCTTATGATGAATACTTAAAACTTTAGCTAACTCTGTGTAGGACATCTCTAACTCATCTAAGCGAGCATTTAAGTCATCCGCTGAAATATCAGGGATGGTAAATGGGCTGGGAGTTAGGTCTTGTTCCTGAATCTTTTCGATAACATCGTCAAGCGGGCTATGCTCAACAATCAAACAATCCTCTGGCATCCGTTTAAATTTTGGATCTCTAGCTGCTTCTTCCATCGTAATTGTATGAATTACAAGGGCTTTTTCTAAAATTGCGTTAAGAGCCTCAGACGGGTTTCTGGCCGCTAGTTCGCCAGACATAAAGTCCATATTAGTTTTCGCTGCATTCCATTCAGCAATAATCACCTCGGCATTCTCGATAGATACATCATCACGCAAGGTATATCTAATTACTAATGAGTCTTTATTTTCTTCTGTGACATGAAGCCCGCTCATTGGGATTTGATTCATTTTCTCTTTATTGAAAGCAAGAATTAACTCTTCTCTTTTTTCTGCTTCCATTTGTGAGTGAATCCGAGACCGCTCATAATCACTTGCTGATTGATGGTTGTCTCTTAAAAAATCGTCTGCAAATCTCTTTGCTTGAATCTCTATTACGTTGCCTATTCGCAACTCGTCATAACTTGTCTCTGCCATTTTCTATACCTCTTTTCGGGGACGCTGAAAGTAAAAAATGGGGCGACGAGATGCCGCCCCTAATAAAAAGAACTAATTAACAACACCCCACTGGAATGTAACTGGTGCTGATGCGTTTCCAGCAGCATCCGTTGCAGTTACAGTTACAGTATTAGTGCTATTGGTTGTTGGGGTTCCTGAAATAATGCCCGTTGCTGGGTCAATCGTTAAGCCCGCTGGTAGACCTGTAGCCGACCATGTAACTGGATTCTCATCAGACACCAATTGCAAAGGTGTAATAGGGATACCAGTTTGGCCGACTTGGCCACCAGGATCGGTAACAACCGGAGCTGTCGTATCAACAACAGGGTCAGTTACCGAAGTGACAGGAATGTCAGTAACAACAGTTGGTAATGTTCCAATCTGTGGAAGATTTCCAAGCAACTCAACAGACTGCAAAAAGCAATCGTCGCCAGGAAATGCTGAGGAAGGACTGATAACATAATTGTCTTGAATGCAGTCACGACCAATCCACTCGTTGAAGTAACCTCGCTGTGCGACCTTCACATAACCCACCTCTTTAAGAACACGATCCAAATCACCATCATGAACATAGAAGAGTAGTGGTTGCACTGCGCCTTCTGGCATAACAGAAAAGATGTTGTTATCGCCTTTTCGGTAGGTCAAACCTACGTCTTCTGGGCATAACAAATCACTCTGCAAGCAGAAAGAACAGTTTTGCATTGGTCGAACACATGCGGGATGAACTTCGTAGAAGTAATGCGGAGTGCCAGAACCCGGTGTCTTGTCTTGAGCTGGTATATAGCTATACGCAGGGTCATGACTAAAGCACGAGTTTGTGACAACCACATCTGGAACCATCGGTGGTGCCGCTGCAATGATCTCGCCACAAGTGCCACACTCGACCGGAGTAACTTGGATGTCAAAACTAACACCCTCCTTATCTGGGCAAGGCGTAGGCTCTACGGGCGCTGGTACAGGGCATTCACATGTAGGATTAAGAATCGGATTTAAATTATCGTTCGACATGATGAGCCTCCTATGCGCTGCCTAATCGATTCCCAACCAGCTTATAGCCGTATTGAGGAAACAAGTTGATGTAATCGATACTCATATCCCAGCGGTGAACAGTCTCCGCCGTGTGAATATCGCCGTCCATTGAGTAATAAATTCTGCCCAAATCACCTGCAATCTTAGAATTAAGATTCATGCTAGCTGACTTGTCTTTACCCAAATTGATATCGAGATTGGCTTTTACCTTAACCATCATGTCGTTATGCCAGATGATGGTTTGCTCATACTCGGTGTTTGGCTCAAGACCGCGTGAAACATAAACGTCTGCACCGTCCATAGGAGCTAACTTGACATTCTTACGGCCTAGTGAAGATGTCTTTTGACCTAGTTGATTGACCGTTTCAAACGGCAAATCTATTGGCAAAATCTCCGGCTCAACCTGAACAGCTGCGCGTCCGTTAGAATCAGCGTATACATCGCAAGCAACTCGGAACTGTCGCAACTCACCACGATTCAAGAAAGAGTCTTCATCGATGGCATAAACACCCTCAATTTCAAGAACTTCCCCTTTGTTGATGATTCGACGACCAGCCGCGTTAGGGCCACCAGTGATATAAAGCGTACAGCCTCGCTGACAAGACGTGTAAACCTTCAAACACAAACCAGTGCGATCACCAGTTACATAAGTAGGAATAGCGTTAATATCGTCAACTTGGTTGTAATCCATCATCATCTGCTGGATTAACTGATTGCTAGTGTTAGCGTGTTTGACGTTCTCGATTGCTTGCCACATCCCAGTAGTACCGGCAAAATTCATCTTCTCAGAGCGATTTACACCCTTCATACGACGAATTTTTGCTTTAAGTGCTAGCAAGGAATTGCCTGGATTGCCGGGATTGAAAACAACAAAGTTTTCAGCCTGGACGACCTCAGCAAGATAACGGTCAACAACTTTACGGCTGAATGCTTTACCAGCATCCACCGCGCCTTTTTTCTTGATCTCTTCAGCAGTCGCTTCGTAGGTGGACTCATAAAGACTATGAGCGATACCGTAGTTTAAATTGCCGTAAGTAGTAATCTCGCGATGCTCGTGCGCTGTGATAGAGTTAATTTTAAGGTTTGCACCTTCACCCGCTTCGCCGCCTTGCCGCTCGATTTTAAATTTAAGGATATTCCCTTTGCGTTCCGCCAGCCCACCTTCGATCATTCGTGAGGATTGCTTGTTATACAGCGGCAAAATATGCGCTGCGCCCGTAAACATCTGATTAGACGTTACGTTAATAACTGGCTTAGCTAAGGTATCCCTGAAACTGTTTCCAGCCATGAGAAAAACCTCTCTAAATTGAGTTAATACACATTCAACGTTTCTGAAATAACGCCTCAGAAGTGGCTAAACGCGCGTTTAATCTCCTCGCTTAGAGAGGTGCTTCTTACGCTGCACCAAAGCTAATCGTGTGTTTTAAGTCTTCACTTAGACTTATGGCAAGTAAACCGTGTTGTCGTCAGGCTTATCATTAACCGCTGGAGCTGATTTAATCGGCTCATTCGGCTTAGGTTTCACCTTCTTAATGACCTTCTTTTCCGGCTCACTAGAATCTACTTTAAGTTTATTCGCTAATTCATTGAATTTCAAGCTAAACTCTTCATAATTATTCGATTGATACTTAGCCAATTGCACTTTGTCTAGTGTGTCTTGGTCTTGCACCATCTTAGATATAAATTCAGCGCCATTGTCGTGTTCATTGGCTAAACGAACAACATCTGGAGGGACTACATGACCCTTAATTAAATTAATAAGCACCTGGTTTACACTGTCTGCAATGTTTGGCTCTGATTGGGTAAGCTTTAAGCGAAACTGGCTACCAATTGCTAATAACTGTTGTTCATTCAAAGAGTTATCTAAAAACTGTATTCCGGCTTGCTGCTGTTGAGGAATCTCACGGGGATTAGCCAATGCTTTCAGCTCGTCAGGAACTAGATCATCAGAATTAAGCTTTTCTTGTAGCTGCTTTTGGCGTTCTGCCTCGGCTTGCTGGTGTGCCTCAAATTCTTGCAGCCTAGTTTGCAATGCTTGGTTTTCTAACTGTGCCTGTTCTAGTTTTATTTTCTCTTGAGCAACCCGGCGAGAAACAATACGATCTATCTTTTCTTGCTCGTCCTCTTGCTCAGGCTCTTCTGCTTCATCTTCTGGATCTTCTTCATTAGACTCTGATTCTTCCGCCTCTTCGGTTTCTTCTTCGGAATCTTGCTCAGGCTCTTCCTCAATGACCTCCTCAGTCTCTTCTGCCTCTAATTCTTCGGACTCTGGGTTAACTAAATCATCTAATTGGATGGTATTTTCTTCACTCATGGGGGACGCGACCTATTGAAGTTGTGATGGATTAACTGCCGTGGCAGCATTAATGAAATTGCTTAGCAAAGCAGCGTTAATCTCTACGCCTGCCTGCCTAGCTTGTACAATCTGTTTTTGCAGCTCGAAAAAATCTTGTTTCGTTTGTTCTTCTTCCTGTAAGACTTGTAGCTCATCTGTGCGAACAGCCCGCTCCATATCGATAGCGGCTTTCTGGACTCCCAGTCCTGCCCGTTCTACATCACTTTGTGCGCGCTGTGCGACTGCTTGTGACGCGATTATCTGCGCTTGTATGGCATTCTCTTGCAACATTTCTTGAACCCGCTGCTGGGCGATTGGTTCAGCCATTTGCTGCAAGGTTTGTTGTAACTGGCCAGATTCTTGCTGCTCTTGCAATATTTCCTCTATGAATTCTTGAGGTATATCGCCTATCTGACCCGCTGCAAACATCTGTTTATAAAGCATCTTCATGACTGAGCGCTTATTCTCCATTTCAGAGTTATCCACACTCATAATCAAACCTGTCGTCTGTCTAACAGGGTCTGGTGAGGCTATTAAGTTATTAGAAAACTGTTGCGCTTGCTGCTTCTGAATAGTTCCAGAAGGAGACATTTTTATATCGACTGAGTAGTTGTTATTCAAAGAACCTGTAATTCGCTCAGAGCCAATACGCTCGACATCACCATCTAAATTGACTGTTTTAACTAAATCATCAGAATCGTAAACAGACTTAATCATCTTAATGACCTTAGATGTGTGAATCTCCATCGCCGTACGCCAGTTAATATCTAACTCTTCACGTACGGAATCACGGTCGCTTATGTTTAAAGCAAGCTGCTGAGCTGAATTGATGACTTGTGATTGATCGGTCTGACTGGACGTAGACACCATGTCTTTAAGGATTTCATAGCTAAACTGAATCTCGGCCAGCTCTTTAGTCCCATCCTCAGTGCTAGTGATAATAGTCGGATTTTGCCCAATACCTGACATATCAGCCGAGGCATTAATACCAAGGAACTTAACACCTCCAACTGTCCTAACATCCTTAAAGCTATCAGCCATCACGCCGTTTTCTAGCAATACTAATGTCTCACGCTTACTAGACTTGGTGGCGGCTTGTGAGTACAACCAGTTTATGTGTTCCTGGACATTAACAGCATCGTGAATGATGCCTTTATAGGTGTATTCTGTGCCGTTCTCCATTGTGTATCCAAAGACTGGAGTCCAAGGAATAACATCAATAAAGAAATCTTTTTTATCTAAAACAGTCCATCCGCAAATAATACGCTGCTCAACAAACCAGCCTACTTTTTCAATACGCTCTTCACCTTCGACTTCAAAGCCAGCTTGCTCTTGGATAGACTTAAATTCTTGAAATTGTTCGGCAGTGTATTCCACTTCATCGTGAACATAAAAAACCCGCTTACCCTTCCTTCGCCAATGATGAGTCGCTATCTTTACAGACTTATTCTCATCATTCATCCAGTATCTATAATCGAAATAACGATCTTCTAAGGTACTGATTTGTTGACGACAATCGTCATAATTGTCGAAGGTGATCAAGTTCTCACCTTTATCTTTAATGCGCCTTATCTTGTCGCCAAACTTAGCGACTGCGACCTCGTATGCCATCTCTTTAAATTCGAACGTATATTCCATGTCTGAGGCATCGGCCTCATGGTAATACGGATGAAAGTAAATGCTGTTGCTATATCGAGGGGAAGATACCCGAATCTCACCGTCTTTTAGTGAGTCAGTGTGAACGTAATCAACGCCTAGCCACCCAATACCACCCGCGAATTGATCTTTGCGGGCTTTGTGTCTGTGAACCTCTGCGCTTGATTGCTTATCAATAAATCGCAAGTGGCCATTAAGAACATCTATCTCGGCCTGAATGGATGATTGATTTTCTTGATCGTTGGGTCTTGGGTTTGTGTTGGTAAGTCGATAATTAATACTGCCAGGTAAGGCATTACCCATCTGCTGATTGAAATGACGCCCAATCATGGGGATTGACACTGTTGCTAGGTGCTTTTTCTTGCGCTCTCGCTCTACATGCTCATCCCATTGCTTAGATTGTACGAACTCCTTATCACGACGAGCCTTCTCGTATATTCTATCACAGACAGGCTTACATTCACGATATTGCGAATGAATGATGCGCAAGTCTGGTGAGAATGGCTCACCATGACAATCTTCTTCCTCTACACGATCATAGGGGGCATTAAAGGAGTTCGGCTCCACCTAGACTACAACTCGAAAATGTAATCGTCACCTTCGCAATCCTGATAGCAGACGCCGCATAAACCGCCCTGCGCCCATTCTTTCAGTGTAAACGGTGGACGCTGCTCGATACCGATGTTAATAAACTCAAAAATCGCAGTCATCAAGCAATCTAACGACTGACAATCAACACGATTCTCGTTTTCCTCATCACACCCACAAGTAAGCTTAAAATCTTCCCAGAATGGATGCAGAACGCGGTAAATCTCTTGTAGTCGGGTACGATAGAAAGACTCTTGAACAGCCCAATTCTCTATCAATGACTGGATGTATGATCGACCGAAATCAACCACTGCATTGTCATCGCTATCGACTCGTCGCTCAATTGTTCCTAGAAATCCTATACCGATAAGATTTTCAACCGCCGCGACAACTTCCTCACTAAGTCTGCCAGTATAAACATCGGCATTCTTGTTTAGCGCAAATGTTGCAAAAAGATGTAGACACTCAAGCAGTGTGCAATCACACGCGATCTCTACTGGGCAGCATTGAATACAACCTTCACCGCCGCTTTGTTGGTTATATACTCTCATATTCAATCACCTATATAATATTCTTAATATTTTACTTTAACTTTATGCTGTAACACAATGATATTTATGCCGTTTATGTGTATAAATGGCTGGAAATGTTGGGGTCTTCGTTGGTTTGGCCTAAGTTTTGTCGCATTACATCAATTAGAACGACCTTTTCTTTAACTTTGATCGCTGCGCCTCTGGCTACCCACGCTGCCACACACCCATCTAAGGCATGGTCTTTACCTTTAACCTTGCCATCGTCACCGATCTGCAAATTACGCCACTCTTCCTCAAAATCTGAGTTGCCAGCCACGATAAAAAACATGCCTTGTTCTGCCATCGTTTCTAAATGCTCGAAAATAGCGTGTTTCTCGGCTTCCTTAGCAAACTTCTTATTGTGATGAGGCAACATCTTAAACCCAGCTTCCTTATGGAATTGAGCAACGGTCTTTAATGTGTCTGCCCCTACTCTGCGAGGGGCTAAGTCTTTATCCTGGCGGACGCCATCATGAGGCCAACCACAAGGATAATAATCAATGTCAAATTTGGCTTTTTTACAAGCCTCGGCGAACTGGTACGGCTTTAATCTGCGCTTCTTCATGCTCTTAGCAAGCACAATATGACCATCTGTACCTATGTATAGCTGCGCAATAGCTGCATCATCGTTAAAGCCAAAATCAAGGCCATTAATGACGCGATAGGCGTTCTTATTCTTTAGATTGAGCCATTCACTATGCGATATGGTGAAATCAGCAGGGTTTTTGGTGAAAAACACTGAACCAGAGACAGGGATGCCGTATAACTTGGCTGGCTTATCACGTTCTGGAGTGATTTCTTTCGCTTTTGCCTTACCTTCCTCGCTGATGACGTTGTTTGGCACATCATCAATCGTGATGACAGTGCGGCCATTACCAATAGCTTCCCATTTATCATCGAATATCTCTGAGACCATTAACTGATCTGCACCGCGCTCTGGTGTGGCAGTGATAATCTGCTTATAGCCGGTTTCTGTGGTTCTTTGGCGAGCTAAACCCTCTGAGTACATCGGGTGAGGCGGTATCTCATCCCAGTGAATAGATAAAAGGTTGTGCTTTGCCGCCATTTTCTTGGCAGTAAGATCGTAGTGACCAAACCAAATAGTGCTTACACCACCGTCTACGTGGTAAACCTCTAGCGTTTCTATATAGGCGTTGTCAGCCGTGTAGTGATTGGCTTTCTTGATCGACTTAATGAAACGCTTGGGCATCTTGCCGCCCCGGTGAGTCTCAATAGGCCAAGGTGAGTCTTTTTCCTCAAGTGCTTGCTCTATTTTAGAAAACCCACCCTCGCAAAATAATTGCTCTTGGATACCTTTAATCAATGTACTTGGTGATGTAGAGAATACCCAGTGTGTGCCAGATTTCTTAAATCGGTATCCCTCCCACCATTCAGGATAGCAACCTGTCCAATGGCACACATCAATATAAGCGCCTACTGCGGTCTTACCGCAACCATTACCAGCAGATAGATACGAAACAGCGCAATACTGTGTGGACTCAATAAAGCTTAATTGCTTGCCATAAGGCACAAACTCATCAAAGTGGAGGTCATTAACCTCTACTCGAAAATCCATGTATTGCGCAGCTAGGCTCATCTAATTAGATAACTTCATTAGGTAGTTTTTAACTTGTAAAATGTCTTTCTGGATGTCGTTCACATCATCTTTAATCTCAGACACATCTTTATTCGTTTCAGCCTGTGATTCTTTGATAGACCGAATATCAGACTTCATTTCGTATTGACTTCGCTCTACAGTTTCGATGTCTGTCTGATTTTCTTTTGAATTATCAAGAGCCTTTTGAGCATTAGCATTCCCGGTGGCTATGTACATAACCAAACCAACCAATGATGTTAATGCAACAATGATTGAACCGACTAACTTTGCCCCATTACTTACTGAATCCAGCATAATTATTTCCCAAACTTTCTGCGTTGCCAGTCCCTAAAGCGAACTGCGTTATAAATTAAAAATAAATCGACTTTATTGGTGCCGATCTCGATAAGTGCTTGTTTAAAAATATCTCTAGCATTAGCGTATCCGTGCGACTCAATACAAAAATCATGCAAAAATGCCGCTGCACACCATTTTGAAAAGGGGTGATAACGAAGCCATGTCCATCGAGGCGAACTAATACCATCGGATTGAAAACCTTCTGGAACAGTTATCCCAGCAAGCGTAAATTCTTCGCAAATGGTCGCTGTCTTACCATCCAGGGTGAACTTAACTTGCATAGTTCAAAGCCCCCATAATTGCTTGTCGTAACGTATAGGGTGAGCCGGGAACATTAGCCTCTAGCCAAATTCCCTCTGGTTGACCTTTCTTGTAAATACCCACAAGACTAATCAAAGACATATCCCCTTCGTCTTGATAGGCTCTAATATCTAAATCTAAGTCTCTGAACATCTCAAGGAACTGAGATTGAACACCGAACAATGTAGTTTGATCACGTAAATCATCGACAATATTCTGTCGTCTGCGAGACCCTTCTCGCTTAGCCATGCGGTCGTCATATGGCTTTACAGTGACCTTAACAAGGTCTCCATAACTACCATCCTCCAAAACCCATTTACGAGTAGTGGTTCGATAGTCAACTATCTGGGTGTTAGGATGGTTTGTATATTCATTATCGACGGTTAGGGTGTGAACCGTATAAGAACCTTGTTCATCAGGAGCAAACCATTTAGTCTGGACTAATCTGCCACTGGCAAATTGATACTCAGAATTCAGGCGCACCGTTAATCCGGTTTTATAGTTCAATGTGCGGGGGTCATCTCCGTTGATGTGTCCTTGTGGCCCATATTTATTGATTATGTAACCCATATCTACACCGAAATAAGCAAATTGCGGCCTGTTTCCTGCCTAGTCCAAACCCCGCACCTAGCACTACTGATAGTGCCAGTTAATGCGCCAGTACCGAATGCCAGCACAGCACCATCATCACAAGGAATTGGGGCCGCTCTAAAGTCTACATAAAGATGTGAGTTGTTAACCTGACCATCACCATTATTGACCACTGTGATAGTTTGTATGATTTCATTGGTTGATGCGTTCTGTATGTCGAGAAGCTCAATCACGACTGATGAGACAGCTGGTGATACATCCGCGTGAAAGGCCATAGCAATAACCTCTACACCATTACCAACCGGCAAACCTACTACCCCTGTGTCACCATTACCCCAAGACCACTCAAGAGCATTGTTACCCAAACCGGCAGATTCCTCAGCCCAATAAGAATAATATTCATACTCCGGCGCTGGGGTGCCGCCACCAGTAGTGACCAACTGGCCGCCAACAATGGCAAGTCCAGAGCCTATATCGGTGTCATGAACAACGGATACATCAGCCATTTTTTATGCAAAAGCGCGATGAGTTACGTTGCCAGCCAGGTCGCAGATTTCTTCTGTAGCCAATGCTGTAATTGCTGCCGCATCGATAAATAAACGCCCATCTGCACCAGTCGTAAGTAAGTTACCGGCATCAGCGCTGGGTAGGGCTTGAACACTTAAACCAGCTGCCGAAACAGTGACCAAATCGGGCGAAGCGGGGTCGGGTAAGATTGAGATAACATCACCAATCTTTTGCAACCCATCGCCAGCAGTAGAGGCAACAACGGCACTAGAAATAGCATTCAATGCATCGTCATAGTCAATACCAGCGCCATTAGCTATCGCCGTGCCTACCGCATCTTGTGCAGCCTC